CGGACGGGTGCTTCGACACCTTTCAGCGTGTCTGCAAGTCGGTCGGATACAAGGTCACAAACACCACACGCCAACCTGGTGATTACATGACTTTCCTGGGCCGGATTTACCAGAATGCCTGGGCCGGGCCTGAGTCGATATGCGATGTCAAACGCATATTGCGCCGTTTTCCGCTCGTCATAGGTGACAACTTAAGCGACGCGGAGTATGACGACCGATTGATATCCAAAGCGAAGGGACTGCTTGTAACAGACCCCTTCACGCCAATTGTCAGCGACATGTGCCAAGCCGTCCTCCGCATCAAGTCAGCCGTCGCTACGGGGAAATTCTACACCGAGGAGGTTAGTTATTTCGCGTCGTATGCCGACGGCCCCTTCCCACAACGTGACTATGACGACAATGTCTCGTTGTGTGCCCATTTACTGGAAACCAGCACAGACCAAGTTTGGTCCATCGCTGGGCTAATTCGATCAGCCAACACCCAGACAGACCTAGTGCCAGCCGTAGGTTGGCTCAATTGTAGCCGTGACAGCACATTCCCCATCATCGTAGATGGAGATTTGCTGAACGCAGACTCACAGGCGGGGTATGATATACCACCCCCAATTAAAACCAACACCAAGCCTCCAAACGATGAGGAAACAACGCAATGCAGGAAAGCCACAACGGGCAAAACCCGCACCAGGCGCCCCAAGAAAAGGAGTCAGAAAACTGCTGCCTCGAAAGGTTCCGCCGGTGGCGGCCCTGTCGAAAGCAGGCACTGATTTTCTTAAATGCGCTTTTGCGGCCCCTGATTTCAGTGATGATCAGGGTGCTGGTCTCCCACTCGGGGGAGACCACAGGGTCTTGTTGAAGAAACACCGCTTCGAGACCACGCTTAATTTGTCAGGAGCAGCGACAACCGGCACTTCCTACTATTTCATCCAGATGGCCACCCCAGGGCAGGCATTTTGGGTGTGCGATTCCCCCTCGAACGCACCACTAACCGGTGCCACCAAATGGAACACCAAAGACTTCCCAGACAGTTTCGGCGACAACGCACTCTTTACCAACAGCGCCTTGACTCGCAGCGCCAACGTGGCCTCTTTTCGATACACGTCTATGGCATGTGAGATTAAGGACTTGACATCCGCCATCAATTCTACGGGTGGCCTGCGGGTCCAGAAACTGGATCTCAAGCAGTGCTTGCTTAACACCATGTACCCCGTGGTCCAGCCATCCATATCTGATTATACCAACCCCTTGAAGGTTAGCGGGGCAGGCTTCACCGACAGTTCCAATCCCGTGAAAGCCCTCCAACTTAATATCAACGAACTCCCCGTTACCCAAATAGGTATCTCAGGTTTAGAATCGACAGGCGTCGACTTCAGCAGAGCTTATGTCGGCCATGTCAGGGACGGAGCCTACTCAATTTGCACCAGATCACGAGACGAAAATGCATTCCGGCCTATAGTCGAGAATTACCAAAGCATCAAGAACGCGTCCGTTTATGGCCACCTTAGTGGCCCATACCTAGGGTTAGACGACTCTATGGACGCTACGTTCATGCGACTGGACATCCCGGCTGGAATCTCTTTGTCGATACAGCTACGAGCGTGGGCTTGCGTCGAGTACACCGTGGTCAATTCCTCGGCCTTGTACGAATACTCACGCTTAGCACCCCCGCGAGACGAACTCGCTATGCAGTTGTACTACAAGTACGCTGAACAGCTCGAGATCGCTGTACCTGCCGCCCAGAACGACTTCTCATGGGCGAAGCTCTGGTCCTGGGTCAAGACCGCACTAGCAACAGCTGCTGCCGTCGTCCCCGGGCCAGTGGGTCTCGCCGCCTCCGCAGCAGGAGCGCTGGCCACTGCCATCGAGCAAATGGTAGTCTAGACCACACCACCGGACAAACAAGGACTTCTGTGTAACTCCTGCCCCGCGCTCAACGGGACAAAGGCA